AGTTAATGCGTGGTATTCTCTAACCACTAAAGGATACGAGAATATTAGTAATAACATGGCACATATTCAACGGTATATCAGACAAGTTTTATCGATAATTGAATATTACCGGGATGTTGATAAAGAACGGCAAAAAGAGGATGAAGAACAACATATAGAAGAATGAGTAAATTAACCGAAATGTTGCGTCGCCATGAAGGCGTGGAAAGTCACGCTTATTTATGCAGTCAGAACTTCACGACTATCGGCGTGGGCAGGAATATCGATGCCGGTGATAACGGTCGTGCAAGAGGATTGGGGTTGTCGGATGACGAGGTTGATTATTTGTTACAGAACGATATTGATCGAGTGATGCAAGAACTGGATGGTGAATATGCGTGGTTTGCAGGACTGAATCAAGCACGCTCCGATGCGATGGTTGATATCAGCTTTAATCTTGGACAGACAAGGTTGAGAGGGTTCAGAAAGGCATTGGAGGCGATGGAATCAGGTGACTGGGAAGAGGCTGGTAAGCAATTTCTTGATAGTCGGTGGGCCAGTCAGGTTGGTAACAGGGCTAAAGAATTGGCAGAAATAATTCGGACAGGTGAGTATCTGAATTAGTTTTTTATATAGGAGATAGATATGGGTATGGCTCGTCCGAATCAAGCATTTCAAGGAGGGGTTGGAGGAGGCGGATTTGGACAGCCTCAACAGTTCCAGGGTGGACCTAACAAGGGCGGTGGCACGGCAGGTCAGCAAACACCGTTTGGCGGTCAGTCGTCTTACGGAACACAAACAGGATGGGGGCAGCCTCAGCAACAGCAGGCGGCTCATCCATTTCAAGGATTTCAAGCGCCACAATATTCCGGAGTACAAGGTGGCGGATTTGGACAGCCTCAACAACAGTTTCAGGGAGGCCCCAGTAAGGGTGGTGGAGGTCTTTTTGGAAATGTTTCGCCAGCACCAGCACCTTGGCAGACTGCCCCAGCAATGGGTGCGTTACCTGATCTTGACAGGTTAGGAGCGGGCATTCCGCCTTTGCAAACGGCAGGTTTGTATAACCAGATGCGGATGGGGACAGCACAAGCACCAGTGCCTTGGCAAACAGCAATGGCTCCGCCACCACTGGCACCTTGGCAATCTGCTCCAGCAGGGCTTGGTGCGTTAGGCTTGTATGACAGAATGCCTACGCGAGAATTCTCGTTGCCAGTAATTCAGCCACCAGCACCGATACCAGAAAATATTGCTCCTATAGCTCCACCAGCAATAGTTCCACCAGCATTAGCACCTTTGCCATCTGCTCCGCCATCAATAGCTCCGCTAGATCGAATTCCTGAATTCGACGAACCTTATTTTGACGATATGCTTGGTCGGGCAGCAACAACTACCAGTCGTATTCCTGAATTCGACGAACCTGATTTTCAGGCGCGGGAGCAGAGGTTAGAAGGAGATGTGTTGGGTCGAGAGCCACTAATTGATAGGCGGATAGCAGAAGAAGCATTACCTGAGAGACAAGCCTCCCTTGCTAAAAGGCTTGGCATAACTGGTGATCAGTATGCCGATCAAGTTGAAAGGGAGAGGGCAGATCGGGGGTTGGCCCCAAGAGATTTCGGGTTAGAAGAATATGGTGGCCTAGAAAGAGATGATGCTCGTCGTCAGATGGAAAGGGATATGGAAATGGATATGGAAATGGATATGGCAAGAGATGCTTCCCGCCGTCAGGCACGAGATCAGCAGAAGCGATTGGCATTTGAGCAACAATTAGGTCAACGAGGTGGTCCAATCGGATGGCAGCAAGCATTAGGTGCAGGACTCGGTGGGGTTAGACCCCAGATGAGAAGACCAATCCCTGTTCCGCGTACTCCAAGGGATCGCCTTCTTTCAGATCTCCCGGCCCGAATGGGTCCGTAAGCCGATTCGGTAAGGGAATTGAGGGTAAGATTATGAGCAAGGGTGGCGTTGGGGGAGGTCAGCAAACACCGTTTGGTGGTCAATCTCAATCGTTTTACCATCAGAGACCGCCTTCTTTCAGATCTCCCGGACCGATAAGGCCACCCTATTTTAGAGATCCGCCTGTGTGGGGGCCGCCTCCTTTCAGACCTCCCATGAGAAGTCCGGGCAAGGGTGGTCAATCCCCGTGGTCACCTGCAACCAATCCTATTTTTATGCCTGGCTCATCTTACAGACAGCCTTGGATTCCCGGTGGTTATGGGCAGATGCAGTATTCACCGCAGCGATTTAGTGGCTACGGTGCTCTTCCTGACATGAGTTACCTGCCTCCTTTCAGACCTCCGATGAGAAATCCGCTAGATAGTCGGATATCTGATCGAGCTTATTTGCACGGATCGACTCCACCGCAGCAGCAGCAACAAGCTGAAGGTCAAGCTGAAGGTCAAGCTGATCAAACCGTACAAACTGGGCAGGCCGAGCAGATTGCTCAAACCGGACAAACGGCAATCCCGCAAAATCAGACTTTTCAGATACCCGGATATGCGGGCGATCCTGGACCTAAATCTCAATCTCTATGGTCAAGGTGGACTCCAGCACAGCGAAGTAATTGGGGAGCAGGCGTAAGCAGTGGGCGTGGATATTTTAATCAGGTTAGACCTAGTTATGAGAATCAATTTGGTAATTACTCTCTGGGAAATTATGGTCAAGCCATTGAATTGAGAGCTAACGGCGGGATAGTTGGAATTCCCAGAGGGAGGGTGCGTTAACGATGCCGCTGCGTAAATTACAATTTCAGCCGGGAGTTAACAAAGAAGGTACTGAATACAGTGCAGGCTCTGGTTGGTTTGACTCGGATAAAGTTCGTTTCAGAAAGGGACGCCCTGAAAAGATAGGCGGCTGGGAGAAGTTTTCTGCCAGTGCTTTTCTTGGTGTGTCCCGGTCGATACATGACTGGGCTGATTTGGAATCTACAAAGTTTTTGGGTATTGGTACGCATTTGAAACTGTATGTTGCGGAAGGAACGAGTTTTTATGATGTAACTCCTATCCGTTCAACAACTTCGGCAGGAGATGTCACATTTGCAGCAACCAATGGCTCATCCACCATCACTGCAACGGATTCAGCACATGGAGCAAGAGTTAATGATTTCGTCACATTTTCCGGCGCAGCAACTCTGGGCGGCTTGGTTATAGCAGATGCATTGAATCAGGAATACCAGATCGCCACAGTTCCAAGTACCAGTACCTTTACCTTCACAGCCAAAGATACTTCAGGCGATGAAATTACTGCAAATTCAAGTGATTCAGGCAATGGCGGATCGTCTGTCGTTGGCGCGTATCAGATCAATACCGGGCTGAATGCCTTTGTAGATGGTACAGGCTGGGGTGCTAATGCTTGGAATGAAGGGACATTTGGCAGTTCCAGCGGTGTTACCAGTGGCAATCAATTGCGTCTTTGGAGTCAGGATAATTTTGGAGAAGATTTAATTGCCAATGTTCGTGGCGGTGGCGTTTATTATTGGGATACCAGTAGCGGTACTGGCACAAGAGCCGTCGATATCAGTACGATTAGTGGTGCTTCTGCTACACCTACCGTGGCATTGCAAATTATGATTTCTGATGTGGATCAGCATGTTATTTGCTTTGGTGTAAATGATATTGGCTCAAGCGTTATCGATCCATTGTTGGTTCGCTGGTCAGATCAGGAATCAGCAGCAGACTGGACACCAACGGCGATCAATACCGCTGGCGGTGTACGAATTAATGAAGGATCAAAGATTATCGGTGCGTTGCAGACCCGACAGGAAATCCTGATTTGGACGGATACCAGCGTCCATTCAATGAGATTTATAGGGTCACCATTTATTTTTCAGTTTAATTTATTGAGCCATAATATCTCGATGATCTCTCCAAACGCAGCAGCTAATGCTCGTGGTAGCGTGTATTTCATGGATCGTGGCGGGTTTTTTGTTTACAACGGTGCAATTCAGCCGGTGCCTTGCTCTGTTAAGGATCATGTATTTTCTAATATTAATTTGAGTCAGGGATACAAGGTTTATGCAGCGACCAATGTGGATTTCTCTGAAGTCACCTGGTATTACCCTGTTGGCGAAGGAAATACCGATATCACCAACTATGTAACTTTCAATTACGCGGAGAATGTATGGTCGGTGGGTACTTTGGTGAGAGGAATGTGGATTGAGGCTGGGACACGGAATTATCCCGTTGCCAGTACGGTTATCACTTCTGATGATAATAATTATATATACAGGCACGAGACCGGTTACGACGATGACGGCTCTGCGATGACAGCCTATATCGAATCTGGCGATGTGGAATTGGATGAGGGTGGAAGATTTATGTTCCTGAGTCGGATGATTCCGGATTTCAGGTTCAGTGGTGATACTGGAAGTGTGTCTGTGGATGTCACTATTAAGGGTAAGAGATTTCCGCTGGAAAGCCTTTCGACGCTGGCGACAGCGACAGTTACCAGCAGTACCGAGCAGAATTTCTTACGCACCAGAGCAAGAGAGTCGGTTGTGAGGGTAGAAAGCAGCGGTTTGGGATTTGGCTGGCGTTTGGGTGATTTGAGGTTTGAAATGAGACAGGATGGGAGACGCTGATGGCATCACTTAGAACAAATCCATTGCCTTCGCCTGGCGAGGAATATGACAGGGAAAATGAACAAACTATGCGCAGAACTGTTGAATTTGCATTACAGAATATTGAGAACGATGTGTTGTTAGCTAAGACTCAGGCTGATAAGGATGGCTCTTTGGCAATGCGACGATTTCAGTTCTTGTTAATGGGGGCTTCGTGAGTGATATTATTAAAGTCCTCGGTCAGTTGGATTGTGCGGCTACGACGCAGGAGACTCTGTACACGGTTCCAGACCTTACGCAGACTACGGTTAGTTCTTTC